CGGCGAATTGACATGCACTGCCTTTCCGCAAGGCATCCCCGATGAGATTCTCGATGGCCGGGTCGATCATCGTGAGCCGGTGGAAGGCGACGGCGGGATTCTCTTTGAGCAGTCGCCGGACTCGCCGGTGCCACCCTTTGAGATGTATCCCTTCGCATCGAAGCAAGCACTAGTCTCGTCGCTTCGTGAGCGAGTCCACCGGCGCTGATCTAGGCCCGCATCTCCATCGGTTCTCGGATGGGTCGGTCTGTACCGGACGGCTGCGAAACTATCTGGCGGTGAGCAAGACGGTGATTCACCACGACCACTACCCGATTGAGGTCAATGTGACGGAGTCGCTCGCTCGGTGCGACTCTTGCGGCGTGACGGGCGTGCTGGTTGTACGAGATGCCCCCACTGAGGCCCGCCGTAGCCAAAGTGCAGTGCTCCCTCCCACCACTTCGGGCAGTCGGTCGAGCACACTGCATAGCTGACTCCCTCGTGCATGGCTCGGGTGTAAAAGACCGGGTCGATTTCAATTCCACAGAAAAAGCAGCGTGGATCGTTGGCGACCTTGTCCCGTCCTCTTGGTGATGGAGTTTTCACAAACCAAGGTCTTCGTCCCGAGGGCGCTCTCGTTCGATCATCTCATTTCGCCACCGGAGGGTGTGCGGATCGTAGGGAGCAAGGTTCGGAGCTTCGGGGTCAACGTCTTTGAAAACTTCCAGCTTTCCAAGTCGCCGCTTATCCAGTTTGTCCCAGGCAATGAACATGAAAAACAGCCATCCACCTAGAAGGCAAATGACTGCTATCCATTCCAGAATGTCGATCAAGATGTCTTCGGTCATCGCGACTCCGCATCCTTGAGAGCCAGAGAGATTAGGTCGATGCGCTGAATCTCGGCGGCAAGCTGCCGGTGTTCATCAGTGCCCTTCCCTACCTCGCCCATCTCTTTGTGTGTTGCCCGCTTGCGATCCCTCAGCAAGCCCTCGATGTATCGAGCCTGGTGTTCTTCGACCGTGATGATCTTCACGGTTCCTCCCTCAGTTAGTTCACTTTCGTCCAAGTGAAATCGAACCAATCGTCCTCTGCTTCGTTGTATCGATCCCGCTGCAAGTCCCAATGAGCACGCCAGACGGCGTACAGCATTTTGTGTCGATCCTCTTCGCCCTGATCGATTTCATCCTTGACCGACGTGTAGTCAATCTCAGAAACCGCCTTGCTGAAATAATCAGCGACAACGACTCTCGGAACCGTTTTGCGGAATCGGTAATCGCTCCCGCTCTTCTCGATGATGTCACCGGGGCCGAAGGCCCGCTGAATATCTTCACGGACTCTGGCCCGCACCATGAGGTAATCGGGACTGTCCTTGTGCTGGACGATGGAGAAGAACCCATCCTTGGTGAATATCCACATTGGCCTCACCTTCCTTTCATGTCTGTATCTAGGTCAATTTCATGTGAGTGTAATAGGCTGGCTACTTCATTGCAAAAGCACTTCCGCCGCTTCGGGAACCAGGCTACGGGTTGCGATAACCCATCGATGGTCGTTTTCTAGTGGATGGTCGAGTTCGACAATACAAACCAAATCTCCGAGTTGAGTGATCTTCCCCCTCTTGCCTTCGACTGTTTCCAGAGAGCTTCGGAACACTTCATCGGCAGAAACAACGACGACTCTCATTCCGACTTTCAATTTCATCGGAGCAAGACCTCGTCAGCAAACGGCACCAGCCGACGATTCCTGATCCACGCCTTGTTACCCCGGTCAGCCGAGAGACCTTCGGTGTCGAGTTTCACCAGCGAGCAATATTGCGTGTATTGATCGTCGTGGTATCGGACGATGGTTCCTGTCTCGTTGTCAAAAAGGGAGTTCTCTTGTGCCTCGGAAGCGGGGAGTATCGAGACTCTCATTCCCGTTTTCATGGGAGCAAGTAGGACGCCGCGGCGTTGGTGTCCCTGAACTCAGAGCATCCGCAGATGCCTCCCGGTTTGACGGGAGCAGTGCAAACATCGTGACTGTCGCCGCCGATGTGTCCGGTACTTCGATGCCCGCAGAGGCAGACCGGATTGAGGTCTTTGAAACCGAGGCATCCACACCCGTCCTTGTAGCAATCACCAGCGGAATTCAGATTGTGGTGGGCGCGCCAGTGACCGCACTGGCAAGGGTCGTTGGTGTATCTCTTCTGCACCGTCACTCTTCCTCGGGAAGCTCATCACCAAAGAGAAGATCGGCAGCGCTTGGAGACTTGGCCTCAGCCGCCTTCTCAGCGAAAGTCCCGAGAGAACCATCAGCCAGGCCATACAACTCCAAGACCTTTCCATCCTTGCCGTAGGTCTTGCCGTCGAAACCGGTGTAGGTGACTCCCTCGGCGGGAGTGGCGACCAGCGCCGCCACCCCTCCGTCCAAGCCCTCCATCGCCTCGGCCATGCTCGGGTAGGGCCAGCCGTGATTGTCGGCGCAAACCGGGCCGTAGCCTGCGTAGATCGACCGCTCGTCGGTCAGATGGGCGGCACAGTTGACGCAGATGCCGTAGGTCTTACCGAAGGCCTTGGCCTCTTCCCAAGTGAGCTTGGTGGTTTCGTCCAGGCCTTTCAGCCCGCCTCGGCCTCGGTAGTCGAACTCCCACTTGGTGAGTGGGCCGGTCTCGGACTCGACTTCGCTCATCCGCTCGACAAGCACCTTCGCCACGGTGTAGCCGTTGCGGGTCGTGTAGACCTTGACGTACTGACCGGCTGCGTTCTTGTGCATTCCAGCGGGCGGGTCAACGTAGGTGGTCTTGGGCTTGGGCAGCTTGGGAGCGGCTAGTGCCCGCTCGATGCAAGCACTCGCATCGCCTTTGAGAAGAACCCCTTCGGGAGCTTCCCCATCGACAAGCCATGCTCCGGCACCATGCCATGTGTCCCAGGCGGCGAGCCGAATGGCGCAACCCTCGGCGAACTTCGGATCAACCTCACGCTCAGAGAGAAGGGTTTTCAGAAAAGAAACTTGTTTCTCGGTTGCGGGTGCTGGTGCTGTCATGTCTGGCTCCTGTCTCTTGCTTGCCTTACAAGGCAATTATATCGAAATGAAAATACTAAGTCAAGTCGATCTGTCCAGCCTCTATCGCTCTGAGCCAATCAAGCATCTCTGTTTGGCTCGGTTCAGGCTTGGGATGATTCCACTCCCAAATCCCATCCTCAGCCAGCATCAATGTCTGATCGCAGTAACGGCAGGGAAGTAAATCGCCAGGCTCGGCATCATCGAGAGCGCCCGTCACTTTTGAAACTTGCCACGTTTGGAGACAGCACCGCATTACACCGCCGATGCGAAGTCGGTGCTCTCTCATGTGCGGTTGTCGGAAATGAGAAGTTGTGCCATTGCGTCCAGATCGTCCCACGGCAGATCGTAGAACTCAATGACGGCGGCGGGGGGAGTTTTCAAAACTGAGCAGAAGGTCAGTTGCTCGTGGTCGCTCAGATCGAATTCCCAACCCTGGCCCTCTTCGTCCTCAAGGTAGACCGGAAACGAAGAACTCTCGACCACGAAGGCGTCGTAGCCCAAGTGGACGAGAGTTCTGGCTAGTAGGTAGCTCCGAGGGAGATGGCCTTCCAGATCGGCGACTGAGAGCCGGTAAACCATCTCCGCTGCGGCGACGGCCTTACTTGGCGGCAGCGTCACCATTGGTGTTGTACGCCCTCGGGACGTAGCCAGCGGCGACGAGTGCTTGCTGCACCCACCCGATGGAGTACCCGGTCACAGCCGAGATGTCCTTCAAGGCCACGCCATTCTTGCGCGCAGTCATGCCGAGCTTCCCGATCTTGGTCTTGGAAGCATCGATCTGCTTCTCCAACTTCGCGATGTTGTCGGCCTCGGCCTTGATCTTGGCGAGCGCATTGCTGGCTCGACCCTCTCGGGCAAGCTCGCCCTTTGTCTTGGTGGCAGTTGTCATGCCTTCCTTCCTGGCCCCGTTTAGAACGGAGCCTTGGGTTGAGTTTCGTCCTCTTCGTTGTTATCGGTTGTGGTGTCACTGTTCTCAACTACCGGTATCGGCGGCGGAACATCTTCGTCCTCTGCCGCAGCCGGGATTGGCGGCGGTGGGGGAAGCTCATCATCGGTGTCGGCCCCTAGCTCGGGAGTGGGCGGTGCCTCGTCACTCGATGTCCCTGGCGGGTGCAACGACTTGACATCGGTTCGCATTTCCTTCTCCCATTCCCGGTGGGCGACAGTCGCAACCACGGAGCGCCCGAGCATCAGTGATGCGATCTGCTCGGCACTCGGCTGGTTGGTTGTCAAAAACTCCGGCGTGAATCCGAGAGCACGCATGGCTCGCATGAACATGCGGCGATGGCCCGGCTTGCTGGTGTTGTCGGGGAACACGAGGTTGTTCCACAGCCACTCCCCGTTGTACGCCCCGCCGTCGATTTCCAAAACCATCTGAATCATCGTCTTGCCGGTGCCCGCTGGTGCGACTTCGGCCTCGATTACTCGGGTGTCGTACTTCCCGATAGGAACAAGGTCAGTCGTTGCCGCTCCGTCCGGCCCGCCGCCAATGAGGTCATTCCAATCCAAACTCATGTGTCCTCTTTCGTTACGCCCGCTGCTTCCAGAATTGCTTTGTCGCTCGGCTCTTCCGGCACCGGCAACGGGAAGACCTTCTCGATGAGGGCTTCCAAATTGGGGTCGTCTACTACTGGCGGGATTTTGCCTCCTAGTCTCTGGCCTGCCTCAAACTGCGACGTGCGCCTCGTGAGCAGCCGTCGCTTCTCAACCAACTCGTCGCCCTCCTGCTCCATCTCGACGTAGAGATACCCGGTGAGGTCGAGGAAGTAGGGCATCACGTCTTGTAGCTGTCCCTGGACGAATGGCCCCCACATGCCATCCCGGTTCTTCGCCATGCTGGTGAGCACGACGCACTCAAGCGGCTTGGTGGGGTGCACGGTCAAGTCCCTGATGTCACGGATCAGACCGGCGACCTCTCGGAAGGCATCGCCCCATTGCTGCAATTGCAACTGGCTACGGCCCGAGATGCCCTCGATATAGCGTTGCTGCAATTCGGAGATGGAGTCGATGATGAAGGAATTGAACGGGTGCTTGCCCGAGGCCAGCCATTGGTAGGCCTTCTGAACTGTGTCCCATGACCGGGTTGGCACCACGCACGTATCCCACGACCCATCGGCTTCGGGCGGGGCACTCTTGGCCGGGTTCCAATCGATTCGTTTGATGGGGAGAAAGCGTGAGGCAGCTTCCACGTCCATGTAGAGCCGGGGCGCGGGCGACGTGACCGAGAGAGTTGATTTCCCGCTCTTCGATGCGCCGTAGATGAGGAACGAAACGCTCCTGTCTTCACTCATGCCGTTGTGCTCCAATCAGGGCCGGAAGTCCTTGAGGTTCCCGGCACCACATCTGACTCGTCAGATTTCGTTTCAGTATAATACCTTTCATGCCTTCCACCAACCAGGAATTTGACATTCAGATATTCCTCAGCCGCCGCTGGTGAGTCGTCAGCGATGAGGCAAGGCTGTCGATAATCGCACCAGGCGCAGTGCTGGTTGGGACTCGGGTAATCGGACTTCTCATCGATGGCTCGGATCATGTCGATGCAGATGCGCTCGATGTCTCGGAGCCGGTTGGGGCCGGAGCGAGCAGTGCCGGGAACCTTGAATCGCTCGATCTTGGGAGACCGGCCCTTGACGAGCACGGTGTACCAGGCCTCGGCCATCGGATCGTCGGGGTGGCTGAGATTCTCGATGGCGGTGTAGACGTGGTGCTGGTAGCTGTGCTCCAACCGAGCACGCTGGCCGGAGTCCCATCTCCCGAGAGATTTGAAATCGTTCAGAACTAAGAGGCCGGAGTCTTCCCGTCGAAACTTGGTGTCGATCTTCCCACGGAGCAGGACATCTCCCCCGAGAATCTCGGCCTCGATCATTTCCTCGGTGCTCACCACTTCCAGGCCGTGGTCAGCCCCGGTCTCTTCCAGCCAGTCGAAGTAGGCCGAGACCAGGCGACGACCGAGAGCGATGTCCTTGTAAAGCTCGTCCATTTCCCACTCGGGAACCGAGTGCTCTTCCTGCCAGGCCACCGCCTTCGCCGAGAGAGCGTTGTAGAAAACCACCGGGTCAGCCCCGCCGCCGGAGTAGTAATTTTCAAAAACCTTGTGCACCCGGCTCCCGAGTTCTCGGTAACCGTGCACTTTCGGGTGTGGGTGGAAGTCCCGCACGTAGTTCCAGTTCCAGAGTCGGCGGCACTCAAGGAAATTGTCGATGTCGGAGTGGGTGAAGATCATCACGATCCCATCAACTCCAATTCGTCGGGGAGCAGGATGATGACTCCGTCCAAGTCCTTTTCAGATAACTCAAGCTCGGTCTCGTAGGGAGCGAAGACGGACTCGGGCACTTTCAAATTGACCGCGATCCATACTCCCGGTGATTCCGGTTTGCGGGTTCGCACCGTGTTCACCATCACCTTGCCGTGAGCAGATTTTTCAATTCGTAAATACGCCCTGCCGGTCAGCATCACGTTCCCATCATCGACATCATCGGCATCATCACAAACCCCACTTGCTCATCGTCCGGCCCGTCGAGATGAAACATGTTCTTGGGGTTGGTGTCGAAACTCAGCCGTACATCGCCGGGAGCCAGAACCGAGACCATCGCCCGCAGCATTCCGGCATTGAATGCGATGGAGTAGTCGGCAACATGCCAGTCGCCAACCAGGGTCTCTTCGCTGGTGCCGACATCAGTTCTGAAAGCCGAGACCTCCCCGCCCTTCTTGGATTTCAAATCGAGCTTCATGGGGAGATGGCCGCGTGCGATCACGCTGGCTCGATCACAGGCGGCGAGCAAGTCTTCACGAGTCGTTTCAAAATGTCCGAGTAGGTCGAAGCTGTCGAGTGCGGTTTGGAAGCTCGGGAACTTGGCATCGCTCCGAAGAGTGCTGATCGCATTCATCCCCTGTCGAAACGTGACCCGATTGTTCTGCACGATGACATCGACATCGCCGCCACCCGAATCCAAAACCTTCTCGGCGAGGGGAAAGAACCCGCTCGGCACCACGACTTGCTCCCCGGCCTCCCACGGCGGGGTTCCGAGATGAGTCACCACGGTCATGCGGAACTTGTCGGTGGTGATGAAGTGCTGCCCGGTGATAAGCACGGTGTCAGTGCGGTAGGCACCGAGGTAGCGGATCGCTCGGAGCAGTTGCTCGATCCCGATTTTGAAAGTGGTTTTCTTTGAGAAGACCACGTCCATGTAATCCGCCGGGTTGCCGTAGCCGAGTTGGTACTTGGGGCCGAGCGAACTTTTGAGAATCAGCCTGCCGTCCTTTTTTGAAAGCGTGACATCTCCCGGCGGCATTGCCTTCACCGCACGGATTGCTTCCGGTGGCAAAAGCAGGCGGTCGCCTTCCTCGGCGAGTGGGATGGGGATGGCGGTCTTGATCGCAGTCGTGGTGTTGTGAGCCGAGAACACGACCCACTCCCCGGTGCAGTCGAGAAGGACTTGCCGCTGCACAGCGATGCCGCTCGACAAAGCGAACTCGACCTTTTCCAAGGCAGTGCTGAGGTCAGATTGCGGGGCAGTAAGAATCAATGTCTGAGGCTGTTTCCGAGTCGCCTCACCCTACCAGCCCGAAGTCAGCGCCGGTCGTTTACCCGCTGATCTTGTTGCTCTCTTTGCTGCTTGTTGATTCGTCGGCCCACGAGCACGGCCAAGAGCACGAACATCACCAAGAGGGTGATGGTGACACCGACCAACATGCCTTGCGCGAACTCACTCACTAAGACGCTCTTGCAAGGCTTCGTAAATGGAATCCATCTCAGCTTCGGTGGCAATGAGATGAATGGTTGGCCCACCGCCACCGCCCCGAGTGGCCTTGACTCGTACCTTGGCTGTGGGCACAAGCTCCATGAAGGTGTCTGCGATCTTCACCCCGGCGCTGCCGTACC